GTAAAAAAGAATGGCCGGTGCGTCATGCCCGGCCATCTCTTCTGTTCTTGCAAGTGCGAAATACTTGGTTGCGTTGTGTTGCATAAAGCATCCTCCTGTCAGTACCGGATTTTACGATACCAGCTCAGCCGGATAATCTTTTCCCTTCGTCAACGTATTTCTTTGAGTCCTCGACAGCACGCAAGAAGCCCTTAATTTCTCCCATAAATTCATATTGCTTGCTCATGGGAAGTTCGTGGAATAAATCCAAAAGTTCTTCGTCCATTGCGGAAAGCTTCGGCTCTTGAACCTCTGGCTGTTCAATGACAGCGGGACGTTCTTGACCGGTCAGGAGATAATCCAGCGAAACGCAAAGAAAATTTGCAATGGCCGGCATATAGCGAGCCGGAGGATCTTTCTTCCTGGTTTTCCATGTAGACATAGTAGATGTTTGGATATCGAGAACCTTGCACAATTCTATGGCCGTTTTATCACGCTCTGCGAGTAAATCGGATATGCGTTCAATGATTTCCATTAGACACCTCCAAGTGTAAAAATATACGCAAATACGAGGTAAAATCTTTACAAATACGCAGATTCGTGCTATAATATAACCATGAAACAAATTATTATTCGTGGTTGCGAGCCTATGATTTAAAATCTGTTTCATGGTGATTGCGTGTTCGTAATAACTCGTATTTGTATTATAGCACGCACTCGGAAAAAATGCAAATGCGAATCGCAGATGCAAGAAAGGAGATTGATGCAAATGAGCAATACTACTGTCCCCATTTCTGAATGGTGCAAGGAAATAAGAGTTGCGCTTGCGAGGAAGGAAATGAACCTTCAGAGTGTAGCTGATGAAATCGGCTACAGCTATACAACGATAACAGCCCTTATCAGTGGCCGGATCGTAAAGGATAATTACCTGGATATCGCAAAGAAAATTAATGAAGTTCTGGAAGTGGATGTACTTCCGGAAAAGCCGCAGCTTCCGTCTGATGAATGGTGTGGAGCAGTGCGAGCGAAACTGTATGTGAAGAAAATGAATATCAGTGAGCTGAGCAAGTCCATCGGATTCAATCGAGACAAGGTATCGTTGGTGCTGAACGGCCATGCACTTGATTGGCCAGTGATCGAGAAGATCAATGAACAGTTAAAAGTGGAAGTACCGGCCGTTCCTGTAGGTACTGATTAAATTATAAGTGAAAGTAAGGTAAATGAGAATGGGACGGAACCCTATAAAAGAAAACCAGAATCCATATTTTAGAGCCAGAAAACAGGCGGCAGAATGGGATGCGAGGCTGGAAAGCAGAGAAAGAGCATCGGAGCTTATAGGAATTGCGGCATATACGTTGGCAGACTATGAGTTGGGAAATGTTAAAAGAGTGCCAGCCGACAAGGTTTTGATAATGGCGGATCTGTACAATGCACCTTGGCTCCTGAGCAATTATTGCAAGAATGAATGTCCGATCTGCGGATTCCTTCCACTTGCAACGGAAGAGAAGAATATATGCAGCGTGACCGTGAGATTATTAAAAGCTTTGAGAGAAGATGAGCTGGAGAATATGAAAAATCAGCTGCTTGAAATATCCCAGGACGGAAAGATAAGGGACGATGAGGTGGATGCGGTGAGAAAGATTTCAGAATATCTTGACGGCATCGCAGAAGTAATAAGTGAATTTAAAATAATGAGTGATAAAGCCCTAAAAGGCAAATAGGAGGATACGATGAGAAAGGTTAGACGGTTGCTGAAGGAAAATTGGATACCGATTGTAGCTGGTATTCTTCTCACGAAGTGGGCCGTAGATTATGCATATCGAATGAGGGGTTATGACGCAATAGGGAGTGAATGGTTAGTATTACCGTTCACCATTTTTATTTTTAACTGGGGAAAAGCCGCACTGGAAGATTTAAGAGGTGAATAGGTATGTGTGCAGTATGTAGACAAAATCCATGTGACAGCAGATGCCCGAACGCAGAAGAACCGAGTCCGGTATATACCTGCGAGTGGTGTAAGGAACCGATTTATGAAGGTGACGAGTACATGGACACTCCAGAAGGCCCAGTTTGCAAAGACTGCATAGAAGGCATGAGCGTCACAGAATTTTGCGAGCTGATTGGAGAATCGTTCAAGACAGCAGAAAAGGAGGAAGAATAGAATGGTAGATCAAACAGGAATGCAGCCGGCAGTACCGCAAGAAGCACCAGCGGTTCCGGTAGTAAAACAGGTAAAGCAGTTACTTTCTCAGGATAAGATCAAAGAGAAGTTCGGAGAAGTCTTAGGGCAGAAAGCACCTCAATTTATGGCTTCAATCACTAATACAGTATCAGGAAGCACACAGTTGAAGAAATGCCCTGCAAATTCAATTATCGGAGCTGCATTTGTAGCGGCAACATATGATCTTCCGATAGACAGCAACCTTGGATTTGCGGCAATCGTTCCGTACAACGAGAGTGTTTGGAATCCAAAGAAGAAAGACTGGGAGAAGGTTCCGAAAGCTCAGTTCCAGATGATGTATAAAGGCTTCATTCAGCTGGCAATCCGATCCGGATATTACGAGCGAATGAATTACGCAGTTGTATATAAGGACGAGCTGGAATCGTACAATCCAATAACAGGCGAGATTAAGTTTGTGGAAGATTTCAGTAATTGCAAACAGAGAGATGCTGGAGATGAAGCAAATGTAGCCGGATATTATGCTTGGTTCAGATTGAAGACCGGTTATAGCCAGGAACTGTATATGTCAAAGAAAGCGGTAGACAATCATGCGAGAAAATATTCCCAGGCGTACAGATATGATTTGAACAAAGGTAAGAAGTCAAGTAAGTGGACCACAGATTTTGAGGCAATGGCACTGAAAACAGTCATTAAGCTGCTTCTTAGCAAGTGGGGAATTTTATCGGTGGATATGCAGAGAGCCATCCAGGACGATCAGAAGACATATGACGAAGAAGGAAACGGAACTTATGGAGACAATAAGCCAGATACAGTACCGGAGCTGGAAGCCCAAGATCCATTTGAAGTAGTAGAGGAAGAGCCAGAAGATGTAGATATTGACGCAATGTAGGAGGGATGATACATGGTTTTGACGGCGGAGAATTATTATAGCCAGGAAGCGAATGAAGAATATATGAGTGTATCACAGTTCAAGGATTTCTGTGGTACATATGGAAAAATGCCTTGCGAATTTACCGCAATGGAAAAGTTGAAGGGAAGATGGGAAGAGCCAAAGTCGAAGGCTCTCATGGTTGGAAGTTATGTGGATTCCTACTTTGAGGGAACATTGGATAAATTCAAGGCAGAGAACCCAGATCTTTTCAAGAGAGACGGAACGCTGAAAGCTGAATTTGTGAAGGCAGATGAAATTATTCAGAGAATCGAGAGAGACGATTATTTTATGAAATTCATGTCCGGCGAAAAACAGGTAATTATGACAGGCGAGCTGTTTGGGACAAAGTGGAAAATCAAGATGGACAGCTATATTCCAGGCATTGCAATCGTAGACTTAAAGGTTATGGCATCAATCACAAAACTGGAATGGGTAAGGGACATCGGATATTTGGATTTTGTACGGTACTGGGGATATGACATCCAGGGTGCAATTTATCAGGAAATCGTCAGACAGAATACTGGAAAGAAGTTACCGTTTTATATTGCTGGAGCTACGAAGGAGAGCGAGCCGGATATTCGGATCATTCATATCACCGACAATTATCTGGCCGAAGCACTGAACCTGGTAGAAATGAACATGGCGAGAGTCCTGGCGGTGAAGGCAGGGGATGCAGAGCCGGATCGGTGCGAATTGTGCGATTGCTGCAGAAAGACAAGAGTTTTAAAAGCCCCTATCTCAATCACGGATTTGACAGCAGGTATCTGACATGGCAGAAAAGAAGTATTACTGGCTGAAAATGACGGATCAGTTCTTCGAGGATAAGGCAATAAAGAAGCTGAGAAAGATAGCAGGGGGCGATACCTATACTATCATCTATCTGAAAATGCTGCTGACGGCAATTAAGCAAGGAAACAAAATGTATTTTGAAGGAATCGAAGATGATTTCATGGAAGAGTTGGCGTTGGAGCTGGATGAAGATACAGATAACGTGAAGGTAACAGTAAGCTATCTGAAAAGCAAGGGTCTGATAGAAGTTCTTGGAGCAGACGAAATATTGCTAACGCAATGCGCTGAGATGGTTGGATCAGAAACGGATGCTGCAAGAAGAAAAAGACTGCAGAGAGACAGGGAACGGAATCGGGCAATAGGAACAGATCCGGTGGTTGCCCTGGAAGAAAAGCCAGAGATTACTGCAGAAGAAAAGCCGGCCAAGAAAAAAGCCGAGAATACGATCCAGTTATTTCATCGTTTGGTTGAAGATTACAATATCTCTGAGCCTGTCCGAGAAAAGATGGAAGTTTGGTTCCGATACAAGATGGAGCGAAAGGAATCATACAAGGAGCAGGGAATGAAATCATTGCTCAAGAAGACTGAGAACAATGAAGGAAGCTATGGAGCAAATGAAATCTGCAATCTGATCGAAGACTGCATGGCGAATAACTGGAAAGGAATTATCTGGAAAATCCTGGAGGAAAGAAAGCGGCAGCGACCGGCAACAAGAACTGAGCAGATACAACAGAGGGTTAGCGAGGTAGATAGCTGGTAATGGAAAGAGAACAGTTCAAAGTTTTGGTGAAGGCTATGAAGGCTGTATACGCACAGCCAACCTTCATTCCGGATCAGGATGCGTTTAATGTATGGTTCGCATTGTTGGGAGATCTGCCATATAAACAGGCAGAGCTGGCAGTTCAAAAGCATATGGCAACGGAGAAATTCCCGCCGACAATAGCAGATATAAGGGAAAAGGCAGAGCAGATCACTTCCGTAAAAGAAACGGAAATGAGTGAGCTGGAAGCCTGGGCGATTGTGCGAAAAGCAATCGGAAGATCAAATTATTATGCAGAAGAGGAATTTGAGAAACTGCCAGAAGCTTGCAAGATGGCGGTAGGAAATCCAAGCAACCTAAGAGAATGGGCGATGATGGACTCAGACCAGGTCGGAACCGTAGAGCAATCTCATTTTGTAAGAAATTACCGGACTGCAATGCAGAGAATTAAAGAAGACCGAAGAGTGCCAGAAAAGGTCAGGATTGCAATAGCAGAGGTAAAAAAGCAACAGATGCAGATTGAAGACAGGCGGGAGAAACCTAAGCTGCCAGCCCAGGAAGAGAAAGAGGAAGAGATACAAGGTGAAATGTCAGAAGAAACCAGGAGAAAACTGGATGAATTGCGAGGAAAGATAGGAAGTAGCAGGAGGTAAGACAATGGCTTTCAAGAAAGTGGCAGAAATCAGCATTGATAAATTAGAGGACAGAAAAACTGTAACAGCGATCTTGCACGCAAACGGATATACAGTTGGTCCAGGAAAGCGTAAGAAGACACCTACAGGGAAGCAGCTGGACTATTATCTGAAAGTTTACAAGGAAGTTGAGGAGGACGGAAAGGATGAATAATCCAGAGGCGTTCAAGGAGGATGAAGTGCGAAGCATAAAATTCATTGTTCCAGGCCTGCCATTTGGCAAGCAGAGGCCAAAAGTGACCGTCAGGAAGTTTACTGGCAGTGACGGTAAGGAAAAGAAATTTGCAAAGGCATATACGCCGAAAAAAACAGTAAATTATGAAAATTTGGTTAAGATGGCATACCAGGAGAAAGCAAAAGGGAAGAAGTTCAAGGACGAGGATATGCTAGATGTTCGCATCATTGCCTATTACAATATCCCGCCGTCAACCAGCAAAAAGAGAAGAACGCTGATGCTGGAGCATAAGATCCGACCAACCAAAAAGCCAGATTGGGATAATGTCGGAAAGATTATCTGCGATAGTTTGAATAATATTGCGTATCACGATGATAACCAGGTTGTTGATGCACAGGTAAGAAAGTTCTTCTCAGAGAATCCAAGAGTAGAAGTGAC